AGTGCTAACTTCCAAGACCTAATGAAACAGGTACACAGAAAAGACGGTAAACAATCTGATGATGCAGTGCTACACTTGTTTGATATGTGTCCACTCGCAGACTTTCAAAAAGGTATTTGGGACAAACCGCAATCATTTAGAAGCCAGGCAGTAAAGGCTTGGGTGAATGAAAATAAAGATGTGTTAAAGCATGTACAAACACTTGATTGGGAAGATGTGGACTTAGATACCCAACAAGGACAAGAACGCTTTGTAGAGCTTAATAAAGCGGCTGTAGACGGTGGTTACGAAGGTGTCATGATTAAAGATCCAGATGCACCCTACGAATGTAAAAGAACACACAGTTGGCTAAAAGCTAAACCGTTTATCGAAGTTACACTTAATGTTGTTGCAGTCGAAGAAGGCACAGGACGCAACGAAGGAAGACTTGGTGCCGTTATTGTAGAAGGAGAAGACGATGGATACACTTATCACCTTAACTGTGGAAGCGGTTTCACTGACAGTCAACGTGATCAGTTCTGGGCTGAGCGTGATAACCTCATTGGTTCTCTAATAGAAATTAGAGCAGACGCAAGAACAAAATCTCAAGATTCAGATACATATAGTTTGAGATTTCCACGCTTTAAAACTTTCCGTGGATTTGAGCCAGGTGAAAAAATATAAAAAAGTCATACATACTTTTAAAATAGGAGATGTAGAAGACCCAAACATGATGGCTCACTACATTGTTGATGAATGGCTTAATACAACAACTAAAGGCAAATTTGTGAATAAATTAAAATTGCCTTTGACCATGACTTGTCATTTTGATGAACTCGGAATAAGTTATAATTATAAACTGGTTGCATACATAGCAGAAAGAGACTATACTTTATTAAGTTTAATAGGAGAATAAAATGGCTTTACCAAAACGTACAAAGAAAAAACCAGCTCGCGGTGCTCCAAGAATTCGGCGTGGCGATAAATTACAAGGACCTAAGTGGGACGGCTGGGAAGAATGGGATGGAAAAAAATATCACAGACATCGTGATGCTAGTAGAGCTTTTTATTATGACAACTATAAGCCAGTCGATCTGTTTCCTCACACATACAAATGGATGGCTGAAAACGGCTACACAAAAGAACAGATTAAAAATGCTAAAGCCGCTCCAACTCATGTACTAAGTATAACAGCCGCAATAGTTGCAAAGCAACTGTTAGATGGTATGCCTGATTACAATCCTAAACAAAATGAATATTGGGAAAGCCTGCCCGGAACAATGGGTAGTGTTCAACCTGCTACTGTATTTTTAAAAGATCGTATAGAGCTTGCTATAAATGCTGGTTCCAAAGTTGTAGAAGAAAAGAAAGAAGTTGAAAAAGAAAAAGCCAATGTGTATGTTCCTAGTATCCAGGAACGTATTAGAGAACAAGCATATATTCAAAGCGAAGCAATCGAAGACTGGCTAGAAGGTTGGTTAATGGATCCAAAGTCATTTGATCCAAAAGGATTTGATTTTAAAAAACATTTTGCTGATAAAGGTGTAACACAGGCACATGCAAGAAAACTTAAAACATTTTATATTGATGCACTTGTTGATTATGATCAGCTCGACCGTATGCCTACAGCAGGTCAACTTAAAAAGATGAGCGAATTTGAAGCTGATCAGTGGGCACAACTTAAAGAAGGATATGCACATATCAAAAAAGCAGACATCAAAAACTATCGTATTGCAATTGGAGAACTGATTGCGGCATTAGACTTTGTTATTGATAGTGCAAAAGCAACACGTAAGCCACGTAAACCTAAAGTGTATAGTGCAGATAAATTAGTAGCAAAACTAAAATATTGCACAACAGATGAAAAATATAAACTTGCAAGTATATCACCAGATCAAATTGTTGGTGCAAATGAACTTTGGGTTTTCAATATTAAAACAAGAAAAATAGGAAAATATGTAGCAAGTAACATTGATCCTAAGGGTATGCAGAGACAAGGTAGTGGGTTGAGCGTAAAAGGCACAACTATTATTGGATACAATGAATCAGAAAGCATACAAAAAACACTACGTAAACCTGCCGAGCAACTAAAAGAATTTAAAGATGCAGGTAAGGTTAAGTTACGTAAGTTTCTTGATGACATTAAAACTACAGATACAAAACTGAACGGACGTTGTAATCCAGATACAGTATTGCTAAAGGTTGTTTGATAAATATACTTGTACAGTGAAGGAACGAGTATGACCATCAGAGATAATCTAGACGCACTAGCACAAGCCATTGAAGAATTACAGGATCGCCCTACAACAGCAAAGCCTGATTTACTAGATAGAGAGCTATCCGGAAACAAAATCAATGGTGGGCGTATTACTAATTTTTCTAGTGCAGGTATTAAAGATACAGCCAATGATTATGTATTGACTATTGCCGATGACGGATTACATGTTGATGTTTTACATACTAAAGTAGTTGACAACAATCTAACAATATCAGGAGACTTAGCAGTAAACGGCAGTATCACAGCTACGAGTCTACATGTAGATGAAATTACAGCAGATATTAGGAATGAAAGAACGTCACCTTTAGAGTTTAAGGGCGGATATGGTAAAGGATTGATTTGGACAGGTGTAGGACATTCAAGACAGTTTACTTTCCAACCAAATCCAGATAAATTGTTTTCAAGTGAAAATATAGATTTACACAGAGATAAGGCATACATGATAGAAGGTATACCTGTTGTTGAATTTGCAAAACTAGGTGATAGTGTTACATCAAGTAGATTAACAACTGTTGGTACTTTACAAAGTCTACGTACTGAAGGTAGTTTATCTGTAGATGAATTTATACACTACGATGCTGATACAGAAAGATTAGGTATAGGCACAAGCGAACCTAATGCACAAGTAAGTATCAAAAGTTGGGACCATGAATTTGTTATAGATCCAACAGAAGATAGCGAGTTCAAAATAGGTACTTGGAGCACTACAGGTTTAAGTATTGTAACTGATGATAAAAAAAGAGTACATATTGGACAATCAGGTGGAATAACATTAGAAGATAAAGTTATTGTAAATGGAAAACTAGGAATAGGTGTAAAGAATTTTGGAGATGTTGATCTTGCTGTAGCAGGTCCTATAAAAGTACAAGGACATACAGTGCAATGGGCAGAAGCTGTACCCACATCAGGAAACTACATACGCGGTGATATTATATACAACTCTAGTCCACAGCCGAGCGGATATACTGGATGGACCTGTATAAGAAGTGGATCGCCGGGTGAATGGAGACAGTTCGGCCAAATTGCAGGTTAAGCAATGCCGGACAAAAATGACTTACTAGAAAAAACTGAAAATGAAGTGACGGCTTGGAGTATCGCAGGTCGTACGTTACCTTTTGTAGCACTTGCAGGATTTATTGCTTGTGTGTTTTTTGCTGAGGATTGGATACCTATCTATGCATCTGTTGTGATTGTAATATGGGTAACTGTTAGTGTTGCTTGGTGGTGGTGGGCACTAAATAAAATACTACGTGTTACTAGGATGATGCTAAGTACAAATCATAACTTTGAAGAAGTCAAACAAGAGATACGGTCGATAAAAGATGACATGGGCAATAGGAAACGGGGAGAGTAGAGCTGGTATAGATATAGACAGCCTTAAAGGAATAAAGGTTGGTTGTAATGCTATAGTAAGAGACTACACCGTTGATTGTTTAGTTTGTGTCGACAGGCGAATGGTATCCGAAGCACTTGACAATAAATTTGCTAACAAAATATTAACAAGAAAAGATTGGTTGTCTAGATTTCCTAACGACAATGTGCATGCAGTGCCTGATATACCTTATGAAGGTACTGAAAGAGTAGACGAAGCCTTTCAATGGGGTAGTGGACCATATGCTGTTTTACAAGCATCTTTACAAAGTAAAAAAATTAAGTTAATAGGTTTTGACCTATATAGTTATACAAAAAGAATAAACAATATGTATAAAGACACAGCAAATTACGATCCAAGTGACAAAGGTGCCATCGATCCAAGATATTGGATTCATCAAATTGGTAAAGTTTTTGAATGTTTTCCTAATAAGAAATACATTATATATCAAACACCTGATTGGAGTTTACCAAAAGCCTGGAAACATGCTAATGTTTCAGTTGACACTATAGGTAATTTGTAGTATAATAATTACTAATATTAGGAGCAAATAAAATATGGCATATTACAGTACTAAAACTTATGGACACAATATAGGCTTATCAGCAGTGTTCAGACAACCACATGCAGATCATTCACACTGCAAATACTTGCATGGTTATAGTCTTGCATTTAAATTTACTTTTGGTTGTAGTGATCTTGATAATAAAAACTGGGCTGTTGACTTTGGAGGACTAAAGCCGTTGAAACAATGGCTAGAAGATACATTCGATCATAAGACTGTTATTGACGAAAATGATCCGATGAAAGATGAATTACTTCTTCTTGAAACAAAAGGACTTGCACAGATTACACAACTAGATGGCGTAGGAGCAGAAAAGTTTGCAGAACATGCTTGGCGCTTTGCGGACAATTTAGTACGTGAAATGAGCGGCGGACGCTGTTGGTGCGAGAGTGCAGAGTGTAGTGAGCATGGCGCAAACAGTGCTATCTATACACCTTTTACATGGCAAAAGACAACATTCGCAGATGAAAATAGATAAAAGTCTATACACAAAAGAAGAATATAAAAAACTAAAGAGAGAAAAACAACAACGTAAACTTGCTAAAGCTCATGCTCGTAAACTAAAATTAGATCCTAATGCACAACAAATTAATATTTTGTGTTTAAAGCATGGAGTAAAATATGATAGTAGTTACGTTAACAAGTTGTATACATCCTGTAAAAAGCATTGCTCTTTAGATTTCAAATTCTATTGTGCAACAGAAGATGCACAAGATTTGTTACCGCATATTAATGTAATTAACCTGCCTCGCAGTGCTATGTCAGGTTGGTGGTATAAACCTTGGTTGTTCAGTCATGATCTGCCATTACAAGGCACTATCTTGTATATGGATCTTGATGTTGTTGTTGCAGATAACATTGATAAAATTTTTACGCATAAACCTGGACAATGGTTAATATGTAGAGATTTTACAAGAGCAATGCGTCCTAATTGGGAAAGATTTAACAGTAGTGTAATGAGATGGGAAGCAGGTGATCATGAATTTATCTACTCAAACTTTATAAGTAATGCAATGGCAAACATGAGAAGATTTCATGGAGACCAAGATTGGATATGGGACCAGGGTAAAAATGTAGCCACTTACTTTCCTGATGAGTGGATTAGAAGTTGGAAATGGGAAATAAGAAAAACAAAAAACTTTAAACCTGGCGGAACTAGAGGTAACAGGGTTTTAGAACATATAGAAACTGTAACACCTCCAAAAGATTGCTGTATATGTGTGTTTCATGGTGATCCTAATCCGCATAGATGTAAAGATCCATGGGTGGTAGAAAATTGGCACAACGTATAGAAGATTTCTTTTGGTGGTATAAACACTTGACTTCAAAAGGTTATGGATATATTATGTGTATTGAGTATGCTAGATTTAACAGTAAATATTATAAACGAGACGGCAGTTACAAATGATTAAACGTATTGGGTTTGCATGTAAATTTATGCATGACGATCAAACACAAAAGAAAAAATTATTAGAAGAAATTCAACGACCACTAAATACTCGTAGTACAACAGTACAATGGCTTAACAGACAATCTGTAGATGTTGCTGAAGAACGCTTGTGGGATATAATGGTCCACAATATTGCGTCATACAAAAGGTTGATTGAATATGTGGGAAGTCTTCCTCCAGAGCTTAGAATGGTCAGATTGGGTAGCGATGTGCTTCCTGTTTATACCGAGCCTACTTGGAGTTATTACTGGCGCAAGTCTGATGTACGTAATTACGCCGAACAAGAATTCGCAAAAGTTGGCGAAACGGCAAGAGCCCTCGATGTCCGATTATCGATGCACCCAGGCCAATTTACTGTACTTGCGAGCGACAACCCGGACATTGTTGAAAGATCTATAGAGGAGTTTGAATATCATGTTGATTGCATCAGATGGATGGGCTATGGCCAATCGTTCCAGGACTTCAAATGTAACGTCCATATATCCGGCAGGCAAGGTCCAGCCGGTATCAAACACGCAGTTGACACAAGACTATCTCCGGAGGCGCGAAACACAATCACGATTGAGAACGATGAAAACAAATGGGGACTCGATGCAAGCCTTGAACTGGTCGACACCTGTGCCCTCGTACTTGACATACACCACCACTGGGTCCGTGAAGCTGAATACATTCAACCAACCGACGATAGATTTTCTCGCGTGATAGATAGTTGGCGAGGTGTTCGCCCTGTAATACATTACAGTGTATCTCGTGAAGACATACTTATAGATCATAATCCCTACACATTACCAGATATGGAGAAACTAATTGAACAAGGATACAAAAAACAAAAACTACGTGCCCATAGTGATTATATGTGGAATTGGGCTGTTAACGATTGGGCTTTGTCTTTTAGAGACTTCGCAGATATTATGGTAGAATCTAAAGCAAAGAATCTAGCAAGTATTAACCTGTATAAATATTGTAAAGGAGACGAGCATGTTAAAGAAGTGGCTTGACGCTAGAATTAAAGAACGTACATCATGGGACGGTGCGGCTCTTATTGTATTAGGACTTATGGTATTGTTTTTAGCACCTCTTGCTAAAATTGCTGCAGGTATTGCTATTGCGTACGGAGCATGGACAATATGGCAGAAGGGATAATACAACTTACAGAAAGTGCAAAAGATTATCTAGCAAAAGTAGGTGATCCAAATGTATCTCTAAGTGTAAAAGGTGGAGGCTGTTCGGGATTTCAATACGAATGGGGCACCACTGATAAAGAACCTACGGTTGCTAACTTATATCTAGATCCAATGGCAGAAATGTTTGTGTTTGGTTGCACTATAGACTATGTAACAGAATTAGGTGGTAGTTATCTTGCAGTTAAAAACCCTAATGCTACAGCATCATGCGGATGCGGCGAAAGTTTTGCAGTTTAAAGTTTATTAATTGGTATATCTAAACTAGCAGGCAAATCCCAAATTTTCTTTCTATCCACACCCTTTTTCTGGGCAAATACTTTTGCATCACAATTATTACACACATGATAATAATTATTAGATACACGCTTAGGATCCATACTTCCTTTGTGCCTTTCGAAGTCTTCACCACAATCGTCACATCTTAAAACAATTATGGTTATATACCTGTAGTAAGTATGTTGTTTACCTAACTTACTATTCCTTACGTGTTTGGTTTTTTTTGAATATTGTTTCAAGAACATGCTGTATTTACATTAAGATTATAAAACCTAAGGATAAATATGTTTAATAAAGGTCAAACCTACCTGTTTGGAGTAAAATATGGCAAAACAAAACGTTAATATTGGTACCGAGGGCAACGACGCAACCGGTGATAGTATACGCGAATCCTTCCGTAAAGTTAATGAAAACTTCACAGAACTATACGCAGTCTTCGGTGTTGGTGGACAGATTAACTTTACTACACTTTCAGATACACCAGATACACTAGAAGCAAACAAAATTATAATGACAAGCACCGCTGGGACTACATTGGTGCAAAACACACTTGCAAGTAACAGTGCTCTAGATGATGATGCAACAGATACAATAACATTTGATTTTAGTGTGGCAGGCAAGCTAGTAATATCAACAGCATTTACAAAAGTTTCCGATGACCTTTCTCCAACACTAGGCGGAGGCTTAAATGCCGCAGGTAATGCTATTGCAGGAGTTACAGTAAGTGCCCAAGCAGCTGAAAATCTAAATAACGACCACGACGGTGATACTAGTTATACTATCGATGACCTTGTAATTACTAGAGGTTATGCTGATAGAAGATATATAGGCTCAGGACTACCAATTAGAGTACAGGCCGAGCCGGCAAATAGAGATGCATATGTCCTTACTATAGAAAGTTATACAGGTGGTGATCTACAGTTTGCTACTAATCATGGGTTTGACAGTGGTATTAACGGAACTGCATATATTTTCCAAGCAGAGGACACAGACCCTACAAATCTTGTAAGTTGCACCACATACTTTATTAGATACAAAGCTGATAACAAATTATCATTATTTGCTGATAAAGATAACGCTTCGCTTGAAAGTGATGTAGCAGCCGAGCAATTGAAGATAAATGTAAGTGGCACTATTGCCTCTGACGATACGCACACAATTACTGACAAAGGATTTGATGCAAATCTATCTGGTAACTTCTTGTCTGATGTAGCGATGCCAAGAGATTCTGTAACAAGACGCCAAGGTGATACAATGACAGGTGCTTTGTACCTACATGATCATCCAGGAGACCTAGCAGGAGATGGTGCACCTAATGGTCCTGAAGATTTACAAGCCGCAACCAAATATTATGTAGATAACACATCTTATAGTTCGCCAGAAGTGCTACATGTTAGTACTAAAGGTGATGATACCCAATCAGGTGTGCCTTCAGGTAAAGAAGGATCATCCTTTACGTATGCATATAAAACAATTAATGCAGCGGCGAGACGTGCTGAAGACATGATAAGAACTTCTCGTCCTGAGCCTGGACCATACATGCAAACTATGACATATGATGAAACTGTTGAAGCAGATGTAACAGAAGCTGATGTCGAAGTTCCACAATTTGAGCAGACACGTTTCTTAATTGACAGTAATAGAACATTCTTAATAAAAGAAATTACAGGTTTCCTTGCTTACACATTCCCTGATTTTGTATATGATGTTGCACTTTGCGAAAGAGATCTAGGACTTATTTTAGACAGTATTAGTTTAGATGTAAACAGAGGGTCCACTGCAAACTTCCTTACTAAATTAGCGGCACAAAACTATTATTCAAGTATCAGCGGACGTATTGCTATTACAACACAGTTGACAGAAACTGTTGCAAGTATTGCAAAAGCAAGAGATATTGTAGACTCTATATTAGTAAATGAAAATTTCCAAGCAAAACGTATTAGTGCTATTACAAAGAAATCAGGAGACACTCCTGCACTTGTCACTACAACCACAAACCACGGATTATCAGATAAGAACATTGTTGTGTTTGATAAAATCCAAGGTATGACCGAAATTGAAAATGTTAAGGCATATGTTAAAGTTATAACAGATCAAACATTTGAAATATTTACAGATAGTGCATTGACAATACCTTATGATAACAGCACATTTACAACGTTTAGTCCTGGAGCATTATCTAACTTAACTATTAACCTTATAGGTTTACGTTGGCAAACAGAAGAAGATCAATTCTTTGCTCCACAAAGTGAAGATAGTGTAGGAGGGGGAGATGCTGATAGCGTTGGAGTAACGAGTGTAGAAACATTATTTAATCTTGTTATAAACATAATACAAAATGGTATTGATGCAGGTGCCGACGTAGCCTTTGGAAGCAGATATAAAATTGTTGTTAACAATGGTTCAAACACATTCCTTGATCAAAGTGACCCAGATAACACTGATACACTTCCAGGTAAGATCATACGTGGTAAACGTTCCGGCGCATTGATGCAAATTACTGAATTTGTAAATGCCAGTGGTAGCACTACATTCTTTGGTAACTTGGTTTTTCCAAAGGACTTTGAAGTAGAAGAAGAACTTGAATATGGAAATTTCGTAAAACGTAAACAAATTACAATACGAGTTGAGTCAGGACAGTATGAAGAAGACTATCCAATTAGACTTTCAAACAATGTGTCATTAAAAGGTGATGAATTTAGACGAGTAATTATTCGACCAAAAGATCGCATATCACAATCTAAGTATGCTGAAACATATTTCTTTAGAGATGCAACTTTCGATGGATTGACACTTGCTTCGACTGGTGTTCCTTTCTTTAACCAAGCAGGCGCTTTACAAGGTTACTTTGGATATCATTATTTAAAAAATCCAGCGTTTCCTATTAACATTGATAACTTAGGCGCAATAAGCAGAACTAATGCAGGTTCATTTACAACTGCCGCTGCTATTATGACAAAGAACAAAGATTATATTATAGAAGAAACAATTAAATTTGTTAAAGATAGATTTCCTGCTTTAGCATTAAAAGAAACAAAATGTCGTAGAGATACAGGACTTATTGTTGATGCAATTATTAAAGATTTAAAAACAGGCGGTATGGAAAATGTGCTAGAAGCACAAGGTGAATATTTTGATCCTTATGATGCACTAGGAGATGACAGTTCACAAATAACTCCTACAGAGGCTGCTATAGGAAATATAGCAACACTTTCAGCATCTTTACTGGCAGGTACTGCTCCAACTTATAGTGTTAGTTCTGCACAATTTACTCCTGTGGCAGGTACCACATATGATCCAACTACAGGTTTACTAGTTGCAGAGATCGGAAGCCATAGTCTTACAACTAACGACTATGTAGAAGTACAACCAAACAGTATGACATTCACTTGTGCTTCAGATGGCAATACAGTGCCATACAGCTATCCTAGAGCAACTGGAACTGGTGCAAACGCAGGTGTAGCAGATTTTGCATTCCAAAAGAAACTACAAATACAAAGTGTAACACCAACTACTATTACACTTAATGTTGGCACATCGAGTGAAACAGCGGCACATACTTTTGTTAGTGCAACCACAGGTGCTATACAAACAGGTGAATATACAGCAGGAAGTGCGGCCGTACTAGCAGTTGAACAGCCAGATGTAACACTTGGTGCTGGCGAATCAGGAACAGTAACTATTGTAGGCAATATGATTGACCTTATACAGTTTGCTTTTGACGTTAACTATAATCCACCAGAGCGTAACGAAGAAATGGATGTGTTCTTAATGAGTGATGCTACGATTGTTCGTAACGTTACAGTACAAGGACACGGTGGATTCATGTGTGTGCTTGATCCTGAAGGACAAGTTTTAACTAAATCACCTTACATCCAAACAGCATCTAGTTTCTCAAGAAGTAAAGATGAGAAAACATTCTCAGGTGGTATGTATATTGATGCATACGTTGGTAACTTGCCAACACGTATTGTAGGCAAATCAAACAACTTTAAACTAAGTGTACGAAGTGATGATATCAATGGACAGAAGCAAGGTTTAAAACTTCGTCTTCCAGACTTACCAGCTCCTTTCTATGTAGACGGTAGACGTTTTCAAATTAATGCTGTATCAGATTACGACAGTGCATTAGGTACAGCAATTATCTATCTTGATCCTACAAGTAACCAAGGTGTTGGTTATGACGAATCACAATTTGATACAAATCCTGGAGTAGTAGCAAGAGATATCTTTATCCAATCAGGTGGTAATAGATCGATGCTTGCAAACGACTTTACACAAATTAACGACTTAGGTTATGGCCTAGTTGTTAACAATGCGGCATTCTCGGAACAAGTGTCAACATTTACATATTACTGCCATACAGCAATGTATGCTAACAATGGCTCGGAAATTAGAGCATTAAACTGTTCAAATGGTTATGGTAACTTCGGACTTGTTGCTGAAGGTGCTGACCCTAATGAGATCCCGGACAGAATTGTATTACGTGACGATATGGTTCAGCCCGCCAAAGCATTTTCAGATGGTACAAACTTTAACCAAATAGATGATACAAGCATACACGTATACAATTTAGACAAGCCACCAACAGCAAGTAGTTTGATTAGTATAAGACAAACAGTGGGCGGTACTCCGACGAATTTAGACTACAAAATTAGTAGTGTAACTAATCTTTCAGACGCTGACAACGATGGCACAAAAGGCGTAAGAGCAGATGGTGATATCAGAATCCGTGGTGTAAAAGCAATTACTAATGTGCAAAGTACACTTAATGCTCTTGGTGCCGCGGCGGGTACATACACAGGTATTGCAGTCACAGGTGGTACTGGTTCAGGATTAGCAATTGATATTACAAGAAATGCCGACGGAACTGTCTCTGTTGCAAGTCTTAGTGCCAATATTTCAAATTGCGGATTAGGCTACAATACTACTGACACAGGACTTACTATTGCTGCTAGTTTACTAGGTGGTGGTTCAGGTAGTGTTACACTAGATGTAGATACAATTTATCCTGGAGATGTGTTTGGAGCAAGCGGCGCAGACGATGTTAGACATGACATTTACAAACTTGAAATTGTTGCAGATGATGTATCCAAGACAAACTTCTTCAGTGCGGTACAGGCGGCTATACCAGATGGTGATTTCCTAGAATACAGAAATGAATTTAATCATATATTAGATCTTGTGAACGATCCTACTGCACTTGTTACTCGTCCAAGTACAGCAATTAACTTTGATGAAAGTGATTATGCAACATATAGAAGTGTTGCGTTTACAGCAACTGATGCATTTAGTACAGCATTGGCCTCAGATGAAGTGATGACAACGTTTGAAGTTGGTTTCGATTTTATTAAAGTACCAGTGGATCTTACAAGAGTAACAAACTCTGCACCCACTGGTCCAGGTACATTAGGTGGTGCAGTAGGTGATACCTATATAGCAATTCAACAGATTACTGAAACTAGAGATGTAACACGTCTTACACGAGATTCAGAAGGTAGACAACCAGGAGATGCTGGATATACACACGGAATGGTTTTTGCATTTGAAGGTAAGTTACATAGGATTATCGAACTTGACAATACAGCTGGTGCATCATTTATTAGATTTGAAGATGTTCCTGGATCCAGAATTAGATCCGGCACACAGGTAGGACTAGAAGCTAACATAAACTTTGAAAAGAGTTTAGATTGTGGTCTTCCTGCAGGAGGTAAAGGTGAAGTGACAGTTGCTATCTCACTACTGAGAGCAACAGGACACGATTTTACACAAATTGGTACAGGCGGCTTTAATGATACAAACTATCCAAATGTTATCTTAGGAGATCCAGAAAACAGTCTAGCAGGTTTTTATACAGATGCAAGCACGGCAACCACTTCTCAGGTTTGGGAACGTAAAAAAGGAAGAGTATTCTTTGTCAGTACAGACCAAGATGGATTCTTCAGAGTGGGTAAATTCTTTAGCGTTGATCAAGCAACTGGTGACATTACATTCGCTGGTGAAATTGGACTTTCAAATGATAACAGTTTAGGATTTAAACGTGGTGTTACAATTAATGAATTTAGTGCTGACGATTCGTTCGCTGACGAATCAGGTCAAGCTGTGCCTACAGAAAAGGCACTTGCAAATTATCTAAGTAGACGTTTAGGATATAGTACTGGTGGATCTCAAATTGATAGTTCAGGAAATAGAATAGGACCTGGTTTCCTTCCTCTTAATGGTACAAGTGCTATGGAAGGTGATTTGGATGCAGGTGGCAACAAAATTGAAAATCTTGCACTTCCAGGTTCTGACGGCACAGCGGCAACACGGAAAAGCTATGTCGACGAGAATATAGCATCCTTTGCACAAATTTCAACATTAAGAGATTTTGAAGTAAACAGTCCGGCCGCAGCAGATATATTAATTTACACTGGCAATAAGGTAATGTATACAGATCCAGAAACCGGCGGACTTTTTGCTAATGGCGACACACTCACAGGTAGTGCAACCGGAGCAACAGGTACAGTAGTTGACATATCTAGTGTATCAGATCCAATATTAGGAAGTCAAAGAAAGATAGTTTATACTCCTTTGACTCTTGTATTCAATCCTGGCACTGATACAATAAGTAATGGTACAGCAACAGCAACTTTTGATCTATCAGCCCCTGCTATATTAGACGAAATTGCAAACGCTAGTGAAGCTACTGCTAGTGACATAAACCTTACTGTCACAAGAGCGGCAAGTAATTCAACATTTAATCTACAAATTGAAGCAGGTGCTATTGTTAACGCAGATGTTAGTGCTAGTGCCGACATTGCACAAAGCAAGTTGAATCTAAATGCTGCAACGACAAGAGCTAATGCAACAGGTATTGCACAATCTGATCTAGGTGTTGCTGCATTTGATGCGGACGATTTTGATGTAACAGATGGTTGGGTAACATTAAAAGCAAATGAGGTAGACTTTAGTGACTTACCACAACTAAACCAATATCAAGCAATAGGTAGAACCAATGCTGGTACTGGTGATTCAGCGGCAATATCCTTTGCTGATATTATTACAAACGGCGGTGGTATTGGTGATGCTGATATTGCAACAGAACTAGCTTATTACAGTGATCCACCTACCAACAGTGTAAGAACTGATCCAGGTGCAGTGCTTGTAGCAACAGGTACTCCTGGAACATCTGGAACGTATGTTCACAGTGATATTAGTTACACAAGCACAGGCAACAGTATTGCAAAACGTAATATAGATGGTAACTTAATGGCCAATGCTTTGATACTTGGTGGTACTGAAACCAACGTTGTAATGGATGTGTCAGGTACAAATGTAAGGATGAAAACACCAGATGGTGAAGTTGTATTACAAGCAAGCGGTACCGGCGACAATCAAACTATTATTACTAAATTGCCGACAAGTGTTGATAATGGCACTACAGGCATTACGACAGAATCAGATCTACAAAATGGTTCAACAAACTTAAATGATAGACCGTTCCTAGCAACAGAATACATTTACGCTAACATGATTGAATCGCATGGTACTATTACAACTGGTAAACCAGGAGGTGGTGCAGCGATTGGATTAGGTGCAGATCCAGGATTTACTAATAGTACTTCAAATACTATAGTTTTTGCAACAGGCGGATCACAACGTGCATACGTAAATGATACAGCATTTGTAATAGATAATCAGTTAGATGCAAAAGGAGCTGTTAATTTAGGAGATGCTAATACCGACACACTAACAATTACTGCTAGAATAGACAGCCATGTCATTCCAAATGCAGATGCAACATACGACTTAGGTACTAGTTCATTAGGTTGGAATGTACTATATGGTAAAGCAACATCAGCACAATACGCTGACTTGGCAGAGAACTATGCAGGTGATGCTGATTATGAATCAGGCACAGTTGTTGTGTTTGGTGGAGATGCAGAAGTTACAACTACTGATTCAAAAGGTGACACTAGAGTAGCAGGTGTTGTATCAACAAGTCCTGCACACTTAATGAACAGCACACTTGAAGCAGAACACGTGGTTGCTGTTGCACTAACTGGTCGTGTACCAACTAAGGTACTTGGTAGAGTACAGAAAGGTGATATACTAGTGACCAGTGCTATACCAGGATATGCAATAGTAGACAACACACCTAGTGTAGGACAAGTAATTGGTAAAGCACTAGAAGACAAGGACACTGATGATAGAGGTGTAATTGAAGTAGTGGTAGGGAGAGTATAATGGCTAAGCAAACTATAAACTTAGGAACAAGTCTTAACGCTGGCGATGGCGATCCTTTACGCACAGCCTTTGATAAGATAAATGACAACTTTGATGAACTTTACGCTAGAGACTTAGGAACAGATCCTGAAAACATTGGCACTAACCTTGCTCCTAGTGTAAATGGAGCAAGTGACTTGGGTACAACGCCACAAAGATGGGGTACAGTATTTGTAAGAGATTTTATAGACATAGGTAATGGAAGTACAATTACTGTTAATGCAGATGGTGAGTTTGTATTTAATAAACCAATTATATCAACTGTGGCTGTGAAAAATGATATAGTAGGAAGTATCTTTGCAGATGATAGTTCAATAGCTTTCAATGCTCAGACTAACACATTCTTTGGAAAGTTTGACGGTGATGTAACAGGCAGTGTATATGCAGATAATAGCACAATACTAGTAGATGGTGTTAACGGAACTATATCGGCTGCAAATCTAACAGGTGCTTTACCAGCAATAGATGGTAGTGCATTAACTGGTATAACTGCCAGCAGTGTTGCATTTTCAAACATTACAAGCACACCAACCACACTAGCAGGATACGGCATTGCAGATGCATACACACAAACACAAGTTGACACTGCTATTACTAACGCCACATCAAGTATTGTT